ATGGCCATTCCGACCAATACCTTCACCACCTACTCGGCGATCGGCATCCGCGAGGACCTCAAGGATTTCATCGCGAATATCTCGCCCACCGACTGCCCCTTCACCAACATGATGGGCAAGGCCAAGGCCGAGAACACCTATTTCGAGTGGCAGACCGACGCGCTGGCTGCCCCGAACACCTCCAACGCGCAGATCGAAGGCGACGACACCAGCTTCGCCGCCGTCACCCCGACGGCCCGGGTTGGCAATCGCACCCAGATCAGCAACGCCACCGTCGTCATCAGCCGCACGGAGGAGACGGTCAAGAAAGCCGGCCGCGCTTCCGAGCTCGCCTATCAGATCACCAAGAAGACCAAGGAGCTGAAGCGCGACATGGAGGCGATCCTGACCCAGAATCAGGCCTCCCTGGCGGGCAACACCACGACCGCCCGCAAGACAGGCTCGCTCGAGGCTTGGCTGGTGACGAACAAGAACCGCGGCGCCGGCGGCAATGGCGGCGGCTTCTCCGGCGGCAACGTCACGGCGGCGACCGACGGAACCCAGCGCGCCTTCACGGAGACGCTGCTGAAGGACGTGGCCCAGCAGGTCTACAGCGCCGGCGGCGACGCCGACACGCTGATGGTCGGCGCCTCCCAGAAGCAGGTGGTCTCGACCTTCACCGGCAACAACACCCGCATGCAGGACACCAGCAAGGGCACGCTGGCGACGGCGATCAAGATCTATGAGAGCGACTATGGCGATCTCAAGATCGTGACCAACCGCTTCCAGCGCAACCGCACCGCCTTCGTCCTGCAGTCCGACATGTGGCAGATCGCCTGGCTCGATCCGATCCGCATCGAGGACATCGCCAAGACCGGCGACAGCATGAAGAAGCTGCTGGTGGGCGAATACGGCCTGCTCAGCCGCAACGAGGCGGCCAGCGGCGTCATCGCCGACCTGTCGTAAGCCGGCGCATTCTATCGGAGCTGTGAAGGGGCGGCTTCCCCGGGTCGAGCCCGGGGACCCGCCCTTTCCTTTTTCAGGAGACAGATATGGCTTCCCTCAAGCAGAACCCGGACGGCTCGGTCTCGATCTTCAGCGAGCGCGAGGGTATCGACGTGTTGCGCGCCGGCGGCCCCAAGGCGCCCACGGCCGGCAATCCGAACTATCGGCCGGGCTCCTATCTCAAATGGCAGATCAACGTGCCGACGGACACGGCCGGCGCGCTCGGCTCCTGGCAGAACAACCTGGGTTACGACATCCTGGTGACCGGTGTTGCCATCGACGTCACGACCCAGTCGGCGGGTGCCTGCACGGTCAGCGTCGGGCAGGCGGCGAACGGGACCACCCTTTCCTCCAACATCTTCAACGGGCAATCCGTGGCGGCGGCCGGCCAGTTCGCTCCTGCTGCGCCGGTTGCGCGCAAGGTCGCCGCCGGGCAATTCATCACGGCCTCGACCGCCTCGGGCGCCTCTTCCGGCCTGGTCGGCCAGCTCTTCATCGAATTCGTCCCGGCCTGACCGCCATGGCGCGCCTCGACGAACTGGCGACGGTCAATGCGACGGGGGTGCAGGTCACCTCCGGCGCTGCCTCGGCCGTGGTCGCCATCCCCAATGCCGCGGACGGCAACCGCGCCCGTTTCGTCCATATCCAGGCGACAGGCAATGCCTATATCCGGCCCGGTACGAGCGGCACGACCTGCACGGTCAACGACCTGCTGCTCTCGCCCAACATGTTCGTGCGGCTGAACGTCCAGGGCTTCACCCACATCGCCTATATCCAGGAGACGGCCGCGGCGAAGATCAACATCACACCGCTGGAAGCCGGCTGATCGATGAGGCGCATCCTCGAGAACCAGCCCGACGGCATCACCGAGATCTTCCACATGGACGAGCGGACCGGCGAGATCACCATCGAGAGGATCCAGGACGTGGAGCCGGTCATCGAGGCCAACAAGCGTGCGCAGACCGCCGGTGACGGCTTCTCGCCTTCGCGCGACCTGCGGCAGATCGCGGAGATCCCGCTGGGCATCGTCGAGCTCTGGCGCACGGTGCTGGGGGTGGACATCTTCAACCGCGACCACTGGCCGGCGGTGAAGCGGCTGCTGCGAGATTCCGAGTGGCGGCACCTCAGGACCTCATCGGGGAGCATCTGAGCGATGGCACTGGCCAGCTATGCCGATCTCCAGGCAGCCATTGCGAACTATCTGGCGCGGCCGGGCGACAGCCTGGTCTCGACCCCGGCGCCGGATTTCGTGACCCTGGCCGAGAGCCGCATCGCCTATGGCGCCGACACGCCGTTTCCCTCGCGGCCGCTGCGCATCCGGGCGATGGAGACCACGGCGGTGCTGATGACCGGCGCGGCGCAGGTCGGCGGCGTTTCGGGCGGCTCGGCCAACGCCCAGACCGTGACGCTGGCCACGACTCCGACCCTGACGCCCGGCCTCACCATCGGCTTCACGGCGGGTTTCTCGAACACGGCAGCCTGCACGCTCAACCCCAATGGCCTGGGCGCCCAGAACATCAAGCTCGACATGCCGAAGGCGGCGCTCACTGGCGGCGAGATCGTCGCCGGCGCCGCGTACCAGGTCTACTACGATGGGGCGGATTTCATCCTCGTTCCCTTCGGCGGCGTGCCGCTGCCGGCCGGCTACCTGCAGATGAAGTCCATCTTCGTGCAGGGCAGCCCGGAGCGGCAGCTGACGCCGGTGACGCCGGAGATCTACAACGCGAGTTGGATGAGCTCGACGACCGGGAAGCCCCGAGCCTGTGTGCTGGACGCCGATGCCATCCGCTTCGGGCCCGTTCCCGATGCGACCTACGCCGTGCAGATGAGCTTCTACCGGAAGTTCCCGGCGCTCGCTTCGGCCGCGGGCGGCACGAACTGGCTGATGACCAACAAGCCACATGTCTATCTCTACGGCTCGCTCCTGGAGGCGGCGATCTACTTCCGCTTCGATGACGACGCGCAGTTCTATTTTGGGCTCTACCGGAGCGCGGTGGAAGGCTTGCAGGCCCAGGATGTGGCCGACCGCTATAGCGGCGCGGTGCTGCAGCAGCGCTCGGGAGTCTCCGGTCCATGATCCCCGTCGGACCCTGGGCGCCCGACACGCCCGAGCTCCAGAACCAGGGCTCGACCGAGGCGCTGAACGTCATTCCCGCCGCGGCGAGCTATCGGCCGTTTCCCGGCTTCGGGGCGATCTCCACTGCGCTCGGCGCGCGGGCGCAGGGGGCCTGCTTCGCCCGCAAGGCCGATGCCTCCGGCGTCGTCTTCGCGGGCGACGCCACGAAGCTCTACCGGCTGTCGGCCACGACCTTCTCGGATGTGAGCCGGGTGGCCGGCGGGGCCTATGCCTGCCCTGCGGATGGCCGGTGGTCCTTCCTTCAGTTCGGCTCGAACATCCTGGCCTTCGACGGCTTCGACGCGCCGCAGGTCTTCAATATCGAGACGGACAGCAACTTTCAGGCGCTGGGCGGCTCGCCGCCGACGGCGCTTTATGCCTGCATCGCCGGCGATTTCGTGATGACGGGCAACCAGCCGACGGCGCGGGCGCGCGTGCAGTGGTCGGCGATCAACAACGCGGCGAGCTGGGCGACTTCGCAGACCACGCAGGCTAGCCAGCAGGATCTCCCCGATGGCGGCTGGATCACGGGGCTCGTCGGGATCGAGTATGGGGCGATCATCTTCCAGGAGTTCGCGATCCGGCGGGCGAGCTATGAGGGGCCGCCGCTGATCTTCCGCTTCTCCCGCATCTCCGATGGCCTGGGTTGCTCGCTGCCGGGCTCCATCGCCGCGTTCCGGGATCTGGCGTTCTTCTGCGACCGCTCGGGCTTCTTCATGCTCCAAAGCGGGGTCCAGATCACGCCGATCGGCGAGCAGCGGGTCAACAACGAGTTCTGGGCTCTCCTCGACCAGTCCAATCTCACCCGGATCACCGCCGCCATCGATCCGGTCAACAGCCTTTATGCCATCGCCTTTCCGGACCGCAGCGCCTCGAACGGCAACCCCAATCACCTGTTCATCTACAACTGGGCGATCGACCGCTGGGCCCATGTCCAGCCGGGCGCCTTCGACATGATGTTCTCGGCGGCGACCCAGCAGGGCTTCACCCTTGAGCAGCTCGACAATGTGAGCGCGACGCTGGAGGGCTTGCCCTTCAGCCTGGACAGCGCCGTCTGGGCCGGCGTCGCCAGCCGCCTGATCGGCGCCTTCGACACCACGCACAAGGCGGGCTTCTTCAACGGTGCCGCGCTGGCGGCGACCGTGGAGACCCTGGAGGATGCGCCGGGGAAGGGGCGCCTGGTGCGCGTGCGATCCGCCCGCCCGCTGGTGGATGGCGCCGCCGCCTCGATCGCGCTGGGAACCCGCAACCGCCAGTCCGACACGGTGAGCTGGGGCTCCGCGGTGGCGGCGAATGTCCTGGGCGCCTGCCCGATGAACACCGCGACCCGCTATGTCCGTGGCCGCGTCACGGTGCCGGCCGGGGCGGTCTGGACGCATCTGATGGGCATCGATGACCTGGACATCAAGGCTGAGGGACGCCAGTGAGCTTTCGCAATCTGGACAGTCCACCCGCCGGTGCGCCGGTGCCAAACCCTGGCGCCTTGGCAGCTCTGCTCGGGGCCGTCATCGGCTGGCTCTCCGGGCTGCGCGACGTGGTCAACAACATCATGCGCGGCAAGATCAACGCCACGCTGGACGTCACCCTGACCGTGAGCGCGGCCAGCACGACGGTCAGCGACGCCCGCATCGACGGATCCTGCGGCATCTATCTGATGCCCCTCAGCGCCAATGCCGCGGCCGAGATCGGCAACGGCACCATCTGGTGGAGCGCGCCGGGCAACCAGACGGTCACCTTGAATCACGCCAACAACGCCCAGGCCGACCGGACCTTCCGGCTTCTCATCATCGGGTAGGACCATGCACCCTTCCATTGCCCTCATGCTGCGCAGCCGTCCCCAGCGCCAGGCGATCGAGCGCGCGCTTGCCGCGCGCGGCGTCCATGGCGATACGATGATCGCCCATATCAGCCCGGCCGAAGCGCTGATGCTGCGGCAGGCCGGCGGCGTGGGAACGAGGAATCCGCGCACGGGGCTGCCCCAGTTCTATGTCGGGAGCGCCCCGGGCGGCCTTGCGGCCGGTGGAGACACGGAGACGGGGCGTCAGGCAGCCGACCGCAGCGCCGGAGGTCCCGGGGGCTATGGCAACGCGACGGGTGACCGCGGCTCGGGCCTTGGTGCTGGCGGTGGCCATAGCGGCAACAACTACACCTCCCAGCAATTCGGCAATCAGCAGCCGCAGGTGATCTATGTCCAGGCACCCGCGGCGCCGCCAGCGAGCAACATGCCCGGGCCACCCGTCTCGACCACGCCGATGATGTCCTCGACCGCGACCGCGGATATGACCGGCGGGCGGTTCGGCGCAACGCCGGGCTGGGCGACGACGCCCTACCAGATCGGGACCGCGCCGACCTCCTACCCGACGCCGGGCGTCAACACGACCATCGGGGCGCCTGGCTCCGGGGGCGCAGCTGCTCCTCGTGGTGGCACCACAGGCGCAGGCGCGGGCAGCGGCGGCGGAGCGGGCGGCGGGATCATTGGTGGGGTCGCTGGGGCTGGCGGCGTCGGCGGGACAGGCATCACCGGCGGCCTGCTTGGTGGACCCGGCGGGGCCGGCTCTGCCGTTCATCTCCAGAACGGCGGCATGGGCGTCACTGCCCCGGATGGCAGCGTCATCCCTCTCAGCTATGGCGCGCCCGGCACGCCTCCAACCCTGCCGAACGGTCAGACCCTCGCGCAGTATCAGGGCTCTCTGCTATTCGGCATCACGCCGAAGATGCCAAGCACCGCTACGGCGCCGAGCGGCCCGACGCAAGCGCAGGCTGCCATGACCGCGCTCGGCGTCCACCCAGCGGCGCAGGCGCAGCTCTCGACTTCCGCAGCAGCGCCATCCTCCTTCGGCGGCCTCGGTGGCCTGGGCGGCATGTCGATCAGCGCCGGCTCTCCCCGGCAGACGGGGGCCGTTGCTCCCGTCGCCGCAGCGCCAGTGCAGACATCCTCGCAAGCGCAGGCGGCCAAGCTCCTGGGGGTGACATCGGCGCCAGCCCAGCCACAGCCCAGTGCTGCGCCGGCACCTGCAGCAGCGCCAGCGCGGACTACCGCGCAGGCCGCTGCGGCAAGGCTTCTGGGCGTGGCTCCGGCGCCAGCGAAGCCGGCAGCCCCCGCAGCCCGTCGCAACGCCGCAGCAGAGCCTCCTGGGGCTGTTGACGGCGCAGCCCGCAGCGACATCGAAGGCGCCGAACAAGACGGCAGCGAGCCTCCTGACCCCGAAGCCCGCGACGGCGGCCAAGAAGCCCGCCGGCAAGACCAATCGATGACGCAGGCGGTGCTGCGGGGCGTGCAGCCCGGCGAGCTCGACCAGTTCTGGCCCATCGCCGCACCGCTGCTCGAGCGCGGGCTGAAGCATGGCGCCGGCTACCGATGGACCCTCTCGGCGCTGCGCCGTTCGGTCGCCGAGAACCGACGTTTCCTGTGGCTGGCATGGCCGGCGCAGGACTGCGCGCTCATCACGCAGATCGAGGATTACCCCGCCGCGAAGGTGCTCCAGATCCTGTGGGTCTGCGGCCGGCTGCCGGAGAACTGGCGCGCGATCCTCACGGCGCTGGAGCGCTGGGGCGCAGCACAGGGCTGCACCGAGATCGAGACGGGCGGGCGCTTCGGCTGGGAGCGCCAGCTCGGCGAGGAAGGCTATTCGGACGTGCCCTGGGTGACGCTGAGGAAGGAGATCTGAGAAATGCCGAGCGGCGGACAGACCAGCACCACGACACAGCAGAGCGGCCCTCCGGCCTATCTCCAGCCCTACCTCCAGTATGGCGCCCAGCAGGCCCAGCAGCTGTATCAGAGCCCGTCGCCCAGCTACTACCCCGGCTCGACGGTGGCCAATCCCTCGAACGCGACCCAGGCCAGCAATCAGATGGCCGCGGCGCGGGCGACGAACGGCAACCCCGTGGAGAACGCCGGCACCAGCTATCTCTCGAGCGTGCTCAAGGGTTCCTATCTGTCACCCGGCAATCCCTACACGGCGGCGCTGAACAAGTCGATCGAGGCCAACATCGTTCCGAGCGTCGACGCCCAGTTCAGCCTCGGCGGCCGCTACGGCTCGCCGGACCAGGCCGGCACGATGGCGACGGCACTCGCCAATGCCGAGGCGCCGCTGATGTACCAGAACTACCAGGGCGAGCGCGCCAACCAGCAGGCGGCCGCCGGCATGGCGCCGGCCTATGCGCAACAGGACTGGCAGGACATCGCCGGCCTTCAGAGCGCGGGCCAGGCGCAAGATCAGCTAGCGCAGAATCAGGTGAATGCCAATCTCGACCGCTGGAACTACAACCAGAATCTGGCCCAGAACAAGCTGCAGCAATTCATGGGACTGCTGCTCAATGGCGGGTTCGGCTCCGCCGGCACGAGCAGGCAGACGCAGCCCGGGACGGATTTCGGCGGCCTGCTGGGCGATGCGGTGGGCGGATTCTTGTCGGGGCTCATTCCATGAGTGGCTTGTTCGATTGGCTGCTGGGAGATGCGGGGAGCGGCGGGCGCTTCATGTCGCGTTTGCTCGAGGATGGGCCCTTCTCAGCCGCACCCATCGCGCCGCCGGGACCTTTACTCGGCGATTCGGTCATGGGCAATGCGATCCGCGGCGCGCTCCATGGCGTCGCCGGCGATCGGCGCTCGCCGGATTTCCTCAGCGGCTTCGCGGCCGGCTTGCGAAGCGGCGCCTATGTCGGGGATCGGCGCGAGCGGCATCAGACAGACCAGTTCCGTGAGCGGCGCGAGCAGTGGCGACGCGATCAAGCGGCCATGCTTCCGCCACCGACTGGTGTCGATCCGGAAGAGTGGAAGGCATACAAAGCTGTCGACCCGGAGGGGGCGATCATGTTTTTCGTGAATTCGCTTCGACCGGCGCCCGGCGTCCAGGATCCGGCTGGTCCGGCCGAGGCCGGCCCTGGGGTGCAGCCTTTTGCAGCGACCGCGCCAGACACGACTGCGGCGGGTGCCACTATCGCTCCGATCGACGGCGCTGACGACTGCCCAGCGCCGGCGAGCGGGATGCACACCATCGACCCCGACGGCATCGCGCGTGTGAAGCCTCGATAGGCGCGGCGACGCCAGCCGACCGCGAACCCCTCACATCGATCCTAAAAACCCGGCGCTCTGCCGGCGGAGAGCCCATGTCCGACATCGAAACGTCCAACTGGTCCGAGACCGCGGCCAGCAATAATGCCGCCCCGCCCAATGGAATGCCCGAGGGGATGGCACCGTCTGGCGTAAACGATTCCGGCCGCGAGATCATGGCGGCGATCAAGCGGGACTGGAACCGCCGGAATCCAACCCAGACTTCCGGCGGCTCTGCCAATGCGCAGACGCTCGCCTACACTTCCGCGCTGGCGGCCTATGTCCCGGGTCAGTGCTTCGGCTTCATTGCGGGCTTCACGAATACCGGGGCGGCCACGCTCAACGTGAGCAGCCTGGGGGCGAAGAACGTCTATATGGACGGTGCCGCGCTGACCGGGGGCGAGATCGTCGCGGGCTCCGTGGTCGAATGCGCCTATGACGGAACGCAGTTTCAGATCATCTCCAGCCGCGCTCTGTCCAATTATCCGGTCGGCAATCGCAATGTCCTAATCAACGGGGCATTTGATATCCAGCAGCGCGGCGCAGGAGGATCGCTGAGTATTGGTGTCTCAGCCTCCACCACAGCCTACACTTTTGATCGCTGGTGCATTTCCACGGGCACCAATCAGGCCTGCACTGTAGGAGCGGGAACGCCAAACGGCACGGCGATTAGATCGCAGTTCATATGCAACGTCACCCGGAACAGCGGCCAGACGGGAACTGGTAACCTCTCATTCCAGTATCCCCTAACCACCGATATGCTTGTCGCCCTCCGGGGAAAGATTGTCACACTTTCCTTCAAGGCGGCGGGAGGCGCCGGCTGGTCCCCGACCTCTGGCGCTTTCGTGGCACAGTTTTTTGTGGGAACGGGCACTGAGGGTAAGCGAGGAGGCGGCTTCACCTCGGAAACTACCGTCATCAGCCTTAGCACGACTGCTAGCGCTGGAAGTAATTATACCAACTACAGCGCCACGAGTGCCTCAGTGGTCCCGATTAGTACGACGCAGGGCGCCATCATCTTTTCTTGGGCGCCCACTGGGACTGCGGGATCTTCCGATACACTGCAACTCGGCGAGGTGCAGCTTGAAGTGGGCAGCATTGCGACGCCCTATGACCGCTGCAAATTCGCCGATGAACTCGCCCGCTGTCAGCGGTTCTATCAGAAATCCTTCTCCTATGCGACGGCTCCGGCGCAGAGCGCAGGCAATGCCAATTCGTCACTTACTGCGCTGCTGCCCACGGGTGCTAGCGGGACATTCGGCATGTCCGTCCGCTTTCCTGTCGTGATGCGAGCAACGCCGGGGATATTCACGACATACAACCCCGCAGCCTCCAATGCCAATTGGCGCGATGTCACAAATTCTGCCGACAGAACCGTCACTGTGAGCGGCCCGACAGATGTTGGCGCGATCATAACGGGCGCATCCGGAGTGGCCGCGAGCCAAAATGAAATCCATTGGACGGCGGATGCCGAGCTCTGATGGCTCATGGGCAGCTTCCCGAATGATACACCCGTTCGGCCGGTCAATGCTTTTAACTTCGGGCTGATCCCAAACGATCCGAACGCGGCAACCGCCAACGCTCAGGCTTTCCAGCGAGCCATCGCAGCATCGCCCTATGTTCGCTGCCCAGATGGCCTGACGTTCTACACGGAAACCATCCTCATCCCGCCGGCTCTCCGGGCTTTCTTCGGCTACTGCACCCTTGTCGGCGGCGGCAATCTGAACATCGCTCAGGGTGTGCTTGTCCTCAGCAACAATGCCGGTCTGCGGCTCCGCGGCTTATCGGTGCGGGGTGGCATAGCGCCGGGTATCCAGCTTGGCGGCGGCACAGATATCAACCTCGATGATGTGACGGCGACCGGCCGCTACGGGGTTGTGGGGTCCAACGTCACGGGCCTCTCGCTTAAGAATATTAAAGTACCCAGCTGCCAACTTCGGGGCGTCTATCTTGGCTCTTGTGCTGACGTAACCATTGATAAACCCATCGTGGACGGGATCTACGGTTCCGATCACGCTATCTCCTTGGCGGGCGGCCAGGGGATCAAGGTACTGGCGCCGAGTGTGCGCAACTCGCCGGCCTTCGGGATCAGCCTGGCGGAAGATGGCCACGGCAATCCAATCCGAGATTTTGTAGTCGCTGACGGGATCTTCCGGGGCGGCATGGTCGAATCGATCAATGTCACGAATGGCCAACAAGGGACCATCTCGGCAAATGACATTATGGCATCTCCGAACGCCATCGACTTCGGGCTCTCGCTTTGGGGCAATCCTGCGAATAGCGGCCTCGTCCTGGACGTGACGGTCACCGGAAACACCATTCGCAATGCCCATAAGGCTGCCATCGGAATCGCCGACAGGGTACAGCGCTGCCATATCACAGGGAGCACGATCATCTCGCCCAATCAGGGCAACGGGTCAACGGACGATTTTACTTCGGGGATCGTCCTCTATGGCGCGAACTGCGCCTACAATCACGTGGCGGGAAACTATTTTGACGATCCGACCGGCAATATGAAATGGAAAGTCAGCGAGACCTCGGCGATTGACGGCAGCCTGCCGGCCATGAACACATTTGCCGGCAATATTTCGAGCGCTCGGACGGCCTCAGGTTCCCGCATCGTGGGGACGGGCAGCCGCAGTTATGAAGCGCAGGTCTAATCACCACTGATCGGCGCCCCAATCCTCGAAGGACTGCCTCTCGCGTTCCTTCGCGCGTTGCTGTGCCATGGTCCGTAGGACAATTGCCAAGCCGATAACCGCGACAATGACCAAGGCCCACATCATCGTCTGCCCCTACATCAACCCAGGAGAGCCCGGACGGCCTCCGTCAGTCGGATTGTAGGGACGGGCAGGCCGCAGCTATGAGGCGCAGACCTAGCGTCAGTTAACGCGCTTGGCAATATAAAGATCCTGGTGCCCCCACCAAAATGCTTCTTGGAAGCGGATCAGGCGCAGCGGGAGGGCGACGAGTGTCTGGTTGATGAAGCTGAATTTTGCGATGCTAGTGCCGTAGGTTTCGGGATCAAGGTCGCCTTGGTCACTATGGGTGACCCAATTGAATCCGCGCTCGTCAAATACAACTGAGCCAGGACGAAGCCGCGCCGTTTGCTCGCCATGAGATGTGAAGATCAAAAGACCGCCCGGGTTGAGTGCGCCAGCGAGGGCAGAGAGCCAAGGCCCGAAACTGGCCGCCGGCATGTGAGAGAAGAACGATAGAGCGAAGACGACATCAAAGGTGCGTGCCGGCAGCCATTCGGTTGGATTGTGCGTCGAAACAAAGGCATCGAGGCCATAAACATTCTTGATGAACGACACCGCTGCGGGATGGATATCGCAGCAGGTCCAATCAATGTCTGGCATGAATTCCGCCATATGACGAGTGACCCGGCCATAACCTGAAGCGAATTCGAGGACAGCATTGCCTGTTCCATGCTCCCGGCAGAGAGCCGCGAACTTTCTTGGCGCAGTCGCGACCGCCGATCAGATAGGAATTGCGGGCCTTGTCGGCATCGCCCTTGAACGGCACGCGCCGCAGATAATCGAAAAGTAGATCGTCGGGATGGATCTCGGTGGTCATCATTTTGTGACCCTACATCAACCCAGGAGACAAGCCAATGCGCCTGCTCGCGGCCGCCTCTGCCGCCTCGTCTCAAACCGGGCTGTCTGTCCTGCGGCACAGAAGGTTGTCGGCTATCGGCACAGGAACAGGATAGTCGGGAGGATTTGGCCAGCGCGGATGGATAGACTCGACTTGCCAGCCGGCCCGCATCAACAGGCTGCGCAGTTCACGCTCAGAATAGGATGAGAGATTAGTAGCTGCCGCTCCGAGTTCCCGATAAGGCTCATCGCCATCATGAATATGTGCCGTGAAAAACAGGTAACCCTCTGGCGAGACGCACTTCGCAGCTTCACGAAACAGATCGAGCGCAGTCGGCGGCAGCTGGTGCGTGATGACGGAGAACATGCAGCATAGGTCAACACTGGTAGCGAACGACCAATCAGCGCGGGAAACCCTCCCTCCCGGATTGTACATCGGGTTTTCCTGGTCGATACAGTGAAATTCCATGTTTGGCTTGTTCACATTGTCGCGCAACCAATTGATAGCCTCGCGATCTACATCGACGCCAATATAACGCCCAATCGGAATGTTGTGAGTGAGGATGGCTGAGGCGAAACGAGTTCCGCAGCCGACATCAAGTACGGCTTTTCGTGACAGGTCCTGCAAGCCAATACGTTGGCACATGAAACTCAGCAGGATTTTGCCCGTGAATGCAGGGCTGCCCAGCGCGCGAACTTCGGCCGCGTTCCGGTTGAGGTGCTCAGGTATCTCAAACTCCATTGCATCAAGCTAACCAGGCAAAGAGGTAAGTCAATGCGCCTGCTCGCAGCCGCCTTCGGGGCGGCTTTTTTGTTGGATGGAGTCTGAACGATGGCCGATGCGGCGGGCAATGGGAACGGGGCCAAGATCGAGGCGATTGCCCGGAACGTGCTTCTGACCGCGCTCAGCCGGGTCATGATGATCGTCGGCGTGCCGGCGGTCCTCGGAATCTCTGGCTGGGCGGGCACGGCTCTGTGGCAGTTGAATGCGAGCATTGCTGGCCACACCGCCACGCTCGCGGCGATCCAACAGCGTCTCGACCGGATCGACGGAAACGCTGGCGCTGCGGTCGCAGGCGCCGCCCAGATCCAGGCAGATGTGGCCGAGCTGAATGCGTCCGATCGGCAGCAGACAGCCCAGATCGACGGCATCCAGGGCCAGCTCACAACCCTCCGGCGCAACATCCAGACCGTGACCTGCCGGGTGATTCCGAGCAAATGCGAGGCCGAACCATGACCTACGACCGCGCGGCGCTCAAGGTGCGCCTCCGCCTCGAGGAAGGCGAGGTGCTGCACGCCTATCAGGATTCACTCGGCTGGTGGACCATTGGCGTGGGCCACCTGATCGACGCGCGCAAGGGTGGCTCGATCCCGCCCGAGATCTCGGACGCATTGCTCGAGTGGGATCTGTCCCGCTTCGAAGCTCTTCTCGACGCCGGCATCCCCTGGTGGCGGCAGCTCGATGACGTGCGCCAGCAGGTCGTGATGGACCTGACCTTCAACATGGGCTGGGCGCCAGGCGTCGCCGGCGGCTTCGACGACTTCGCGAACACGCTTGCGGCCCTGCAGGGGGCCCGCTGGGCCGACGCCGCCGCGGGCCTGCGCAAATCGCTCTGGTATCGGCAGGTCGGGTCTCGCCGCGCCGAACCCCATTGTATCGCCATCGAGACCGGAAGCTTTCCCAACACCTGACCTGAAAGGATCAATGCCATGCGTGCCAGGCCGATTGCCTGCATGGCCGCGCTCGCCCTGTCGCTCGGGGCTTGCGCGGTCGCCCGTTCTGACAGCTTCACGCGGGTCTGCGACGACTACGCGACGGGACTCCAGGCGGTGACGCCCCTGAAGGCCGAGCTGGGCCCGAAGATCGTCCGCGTGATCGACGCCGCCAACACGCTCAGCGGACCGGTATGCTCGTTCGGGACCGCCGGCGCCCGTTTCGACGCCGCCGTGGCCGGCTGGGCGCGGGCAGGCGCCTGA